TAATCTGAAGCTCTTGTTGTTGCATCTGGATTAATGGGTCTTGCTGTTGTTGTTGCTGTTGTTGCTGTTGAGCATCAGTCATATTTTTCTGTAATAACTGCTCACTTGCTTTAGCTACCAATCTAGATAATTCAACTTCCACATCCTCTGGTAATGCTTCTTCTGGTGGAGGTAGTGGTGCTCCAAGTTCTTCTTCAAGTTTCTGTCTATATGCAAACGCAATGTGTTCTGCAATATGTGCTTCCATAGCAGAATAAATTTTTGTAGCGTTTGGACTTTGTCCTATCATTTCACCTACGATAGGGTCTTTTATAAATGACATATGAGTTTTAATATGAGCTTCTGAATCTTGATAGATAAATGCTTTCACAGGTTTACTGTTCATAATATTCATGTTCTCTGTAACAGGATGACGGGTTTACTGTTAATAATATTCATGTTCTCTGTAACAGGGTCCATAGGTTTCATATCGTCTTTCTGTGGTATTAGTTTATCTGCGTTCTTAACACCTAACACATCTAACATCTGACGGTTAAGTTCTACCATGTCGTAGATGTCTGGGTTCTGTTGTGCTAACTGCATAACCGCTTGGTACTGAACTACTTTTTGTGACATAGTTGCAGCGTTAGGGTCACTGACAGGTATAACTTCTACCTTATCATAATCACTTTGTTTAGCTTCTCTTGAACCTGTCTCAGGAGTATATGCATAATCCTCTGGAGTAAAATCTCTAATAATACCTTTGAGTAATCTTAGTTCTTGTCGCATTGAATAATGAATACGAGCTTGAACTGCAGACATAACTTTTAGTGTTCTTTCTAAGATAGCAAGTGTTGTTCCTACAGGAGCATTAGCTGACATGTCAGAAACTTTTAAATCAGCTGCACTCGCAAATCTTCTACCCTCATCAATAATTTGATTCATTAGTTGATTAAGAACTTGACTTGGTTCTTTATAAGGGAGTGGTAATATATTATCTCTAATACTACCTGATGGTACATCTACATCTCTAAATTCAGCTGGAGATATTGGTGTTTCATCACCTTTGATACGTAAGCCTCTAGACTTAAACCCGCCTGGTAAATTAGATAGTGTACCTGCATCTACAAGTTGTCTTAATATCATAGTACCTGATTTAGCAAACGCACCTATTAGATGTATTAAACCAAAGTGATAAAAACCAAAACCAGGGACATAACCATAGTGCACAAAGTGCTGACGTTTTTGTCTGGTCTTATCATCTTGACTCCAGTTACGTCTAATAGATAAAACTGTGTTAGTAGATTTTTCTATAGTTACTACATAAGGTAATGCTATTCCTGTTTTCTCTCCATCTTGTTCATCTTCGTAACCTTCTAAGTCAAGGTCAACATGCATCTCTAATATTTTCCAACGACTATCAGTTGTAGCACTAAAGCCCATCTTCTCAGCTATCTTTTTTCTCAACGTCATCTAAGTCGTAAGTTGGTTCACCTAAATCTACATCTTTATAAAATTCTGCTACTTGTAACTTACGTAATTCGTTTTGTGTCTTACGCATTACATGAGTAACTCTTTCTGCACTTTCTAAATCAGATGCACCGTAAGGTACAACTATATCTTCTGCAGGAATATACATAGACACTTGACGTTCTAAGTTAGGGTCATAATAAACTTTCTTAAATGCGTTACCCGCAAGACCTAAACCCCATAACATCCTTTCGTGTTCTGGTCTGTACTCAGTCATCTTTTCAGTTAACTGATAATTCATGTTCTCTTGTACACGAGCCGCTGCATCTTTACATTCTTCAGTTTCTTTACCAATGATTTGTGTTTTTACTGGGCCTGAAGCTGGGAATGTTTCTGTCATAGTTTCTGCTTGGAACTTGACAAGAGTTTCTGTTAGTAGTGGGTGATAGACATTACATGCTCCTTCCCACGGTTCACTTCTGTCTTCTAGTTTAAGACCTAAAAGGTCTAACCCGTCAACATAAGTGTCTAGCCAATCTTTTCTTGAACTTACATCACCTGAATACTCTTCTATTAAATCATCTGCTAGTTCATTAAGTAAATCATCTTCCATTTCTTCCGCAAGGTTAAGATTAAATTCATCATCTTCCATACGGTCAGGGTCAATATTAATTTCCATCCCATCAACACTAATGTTGACTTCATCGGGGTCTACTATTTCTATCTCTAGTTCAGACTCGTTCTGAGCAAGTTCTTCCATACCTTTAGGAGCTTCGTATAAACCCTTATCAACATTATTATCTTGTGCCATGATTTTTTCCTATAAGATACAGATGAGTACTAATACAACCAGCACAATATTTATCATTAAATTGTATTGACTGTGTTTTTTCTTTAACCATTTAATTTTCTCTCTTATAAATTGGTATACCATAATTATCTCCGTTGTTAAATAACATATAGACGTTTCTGATTATACCTTTTAAAACTTTGTATATCATCTTCTTCGTCACTTGGCAACCTAATAAATCCACCTTGTCTGAACCGCATTAGTGCGAGGGTTGTCGCATCCACTAAGTCGTCATTTGCACCTGAAGGAAAGTCATTACACTCTTCAATTACTTCATGTGCCCATCTTTTATCTGGTGCCCACACAATGCCTGAATTAAATAAGTCAGACACAGCATTTACTCTACTTATTTTATCCTGTCCTTTACCAGGAGTAAACTCTCCTACAGGAATACCCATACGTCTAAACTCTTGATAAAGTGCAGCTCCATTTGACTTCTTCTCCACTACAAACGCATCTGGCTCCCACGCTTTATACTCTTCTATACATAATTCTTTAAGTTCTGGAAACTCTAGCCTTCTTTTAATAGCATCTAGTAATATTATATTATAATTGCTTGTTTCCTCATCCATAAATACACCCCATGTAGTCAGGGCGTTGTAATCCGCACGGTTATGAGATTCTTGAGCAGCATCAAGTGTCATTATAATAAATTCACAGCTGGGTGGATTCTCTCCTTCCCACATATTCCACCATTCTCTCTTGATTAACGCTCCTTCTTCTGATACTGGGTTCTGCATGTACTGAGCGTTCCAATATCTTATGTCTAATGCTGCACGTCTTGACTGTAATTCTTTTAATGGCCAAAACTCAGGCCATAATGGTACTTCTTCTCCATCTTCTTCTAGTATTGCTGGAAACTCTACTACTTCCCAGTCATCTACTTCATCATTCTTAACCATTTGGTTAACAATTTGCCCTGTTAAGTCTAGTTTAGACCAACGTGTCATCACTACAATGATAGCACCACCTGGCATTAGACGTTGTAGGGGTCCAGATTGGAACCATTCCCATGCTGGGAGAAAAACATCAGCCTTTCCTAGCTTTGCATCTTGCTCAGAATGAGGGTCGTCAATGATAAATAAATCAGCCCCACGACCAGCAAGAGCACCACCCACACCAATAGCGAAATACTCGCCATTAAAATTCGTACCCCACCTCGAAGCTGACTTAGAGTCTGCTTGTAGTGAGACATCTGGGAATACATCTTTATACGAGTCTGAACCCACCAAATTTCTAACTCTACGACCAAAGTTAACAGCCAAATCTGCCGTGTGCGAGGCCATGATGACTTTCTTCGCAGGATGTCTGCCCAAAAACCACGCTGGGGCAAGGTACGAGATAAGTTCACTTTTTCCATGTCGGGGTGCAATGTTAACAATGACTCTTTTTCTTTTCCCGTCAGCAATTTCTTCAAATAACTTAGCCAGTCTCGCATGATGTGCTCCTACTTTGTAGTCTGGATAGACGTGTTTTATAAAATCAAGGAAAGTTGCCCTACCTTGGGTTTTGATTAATTCTTTTTTGTACTTTTTTAATAGCTTTAAGCTACGTTGTCTCTCTGCTTCAGACATATTAGGTAGGTTTTGCTGTAGTAAATCTAAATCTTCTTCACTAATCATCATTAACCTCTACGTCTTCAACATCTATTATCTCAGTTGTACGTACAACCTTACCTTTAAGCTCATTAATTGTCTTCATAAGTTCTTTTTCTAGTTCTTCACCAGACTGATTAATGTGGGTAATCTCTGTTTTCTTCTTAAATGCGTCAACTCCGTCTATTTCACCTACAGCTTTGAATGCTGCAATACGTTCTCGTGATGATTTTGCTAGAGTTGCTTCTTGGAGTAGTCCATTTAGTACAGTAAGCTTTATATCCGCCAGGTCTTTAGCTACCATGTGGCTAGTTTGTGCCACCATACCAGCAAGATAGGCTATGGTCTCATTAGGGTAAGTGTCAAAATCAGGCTTGAGTTCAGGATTCACCATCATCTCTTTTGCAACTTCTTCTGCTTCTTTCATATTATCTTGCGAGGGTTCTATGTTTTCCCCTGCAAGGTCAGATATAAGCTTGACAGTGTTGGACCTCATGCTGAGTTCTTCTTCGGGAGACATGTCGGGTAAGGCCTCTCGTGCATTTTTTGGCAATGCTATATCGTCATCAATATGAGGTACAATAACTGGATGTTCGGAGTTTTGCTCTTGCATGTGTCGCTGTTTACACCTATGTATATTAATTGCAGCTTACTTTACTTAATGCTAGTATAATATATAATGTAAGTGATAACAACAGAATACTATGAGGATTTATTATGAAAATGAATATAACCAAAGAAGGAGTTCTACATATAGATTTATTTGATGTAGAGACTCAAGAAGAACAAGACCAATTTATATACTATTATTTAGGTCTTTCGAGAGACGTTAAAAAGAAATTTGAAAATGCATACTATAGTTTATATCACAAAGAACTATTGTCTAACTCAGAAGCACAAGTTATTCATACTGATGTAAATAACATCACTCACATTGAAGTACACCCTAACGACATACTAAAAAACTTAAGAATGATAAAACAGTCATTAGCAGGAGATATTGTCATAGACAAACCTGAGCCTAAGGCTAAACCTCATTTAGTTATCGTGGAAGATGAAAATGAATAAACCCCTATGTAATGACTCCTAATACACTCATCCTCGAGTAAACGTCATTACTTTTTTCCCCTAGCCTAGTGTTAGGGGTTTTTTTGCCTATAATTTATGTGGCATTATTCCACGATAGTATAATCTTCTATACTGTCCGTTAATCTTACGGTGCGGGTGAGATGCCATTATCTTTGCAATCAAATACATGTTGCCTCCTATGTCGATATTTAGGTAAGCTTTTTTCCCATGCTTTATGGTTATCTTTGAGAGGAAACGAAGGTAGTTTTCATTCATAAAAATTAAGTGGCTTCGTTTCCAGATATAACTGTATCAAGGTT